CTTAGAGTGGACAGCAAGCGGACTTCAAGCCGGACCTCAGGCCTCTTCGTCAAGGTACGAGAGTTCGTACCACAGGACTTCCAGCGAGATGTTGATCGCACCGCCTGAGTTGTTGGTGATCCTCAGGACAGCGTTCTGGTTCGGGTGCATGACGAACTCCTGCTGGGACTGACCGCCGATCACAAAGCCACCGGGGTTCGACCCAGGGGCGCCCGCCGCCGGCAGGTAGCTGCGGTGCAGCAAGGTGCCCAGCACGGTCACCGTAGGCGACAGCAGGACTGTCATCAGGGCGGTGTTCGAGCTGTTGCGGTTGTGGTTGCGGGAGTCCTGAAGCGTCCCGGAGACCGTCACAGTGGAGTCCTCGTACAGCTCCAGGGTGCAGGGACCGTCGTCGGCTGCGACCCTGATCTGCCTCAGGTGCGGCCTCAGGCCAGCCGGGATGTTGATCTGCAGGGTGACCGAGGCCCCGTTCGCCACGCTGGTGGCCAGGACGTCGGTGTCGAACACCATCCCGTCGTGGACCAGCCGGTGCTCTTCCTCGATGAAGGCAACCGCATGGGCGTAGGGATCGAACAGCGTCTTCAGGAAGCCTGGAATGTTGAAGGGCCAGGACCGCCAGTTCTTACCGTGAGCCATGGCTCTTCTCCTTACGTTTCTTGTAGCCGGCCGTAGACAGGGCTATGGCGACAGCTTGGTTATGAGGCCGTCCGCTGGCCTCGAGTTCATGGATGTTCCGAGCGATGACCGCCCGGCTCTTACCTTTGCGTAGTGGCATGGTTACCTCCGGAGCAGCGTCTTGCTCAGAGCGTTCTGGACCAAGGAGCCGCCCACAGGCTGAGCCATGAGATACTCCAGGTCAATGTTGTTACGCGCCGACATCACCGCCTTGCCCAGGCCGGCGTAGGCCGACCCGATGTTCTGCGCGGAGATGGCCTTCTGGCGGTACCCGATGCCCTGGATCGCAGCCACGTCCTTGACGTACTGCTGGTTGCCAGTGGCAGCCGCCAGCTGGGCAAGGTTGGAGTAGGCGTCGGTGATCGACGAGGACGCGCCCTTGACGCGGCCGGTGCCGATCTTGGAGCCCACGGTTCCCTGCAGGCCGACCAGAGCGCGCGCGTACGCGGCGTCCGCCTCGGAGTACTGCCGGGTCGGGTTGAGCACCGGGGAGGCGACGGGCGCGGGCGGGGGCGCAGTCACCGCCTTCGGGGCCGTAACGATCCCGGTGTCCCGAACCGGAGGGGTCACCTGGACGGGCTGCTGGGTCTTGGTGTCGACCGCATAGGTGCTGGCGGTCGGTACCTTGATGTCCGCCGTGTCCACCGGCAGCGGTGCCGGGTTGGAGGCGGTGACCAGATCGACCTGCGACTGAGCCAGACGTTCAGTCCGGCGCTGAGCCACAGCGTTCCGCTCTTCGGCCGTTGGGCCGGACAGGCGGCGCTTCTTGCGCTGGACCTGCGAGGAATACGACTGGAACTGCGCACCGGCGGTGTTGCCTTCCAGACCCTGCGTACCCAGTGAGCCCCCAACGACCTGACCGAGTACGCCAGTGTTGATGTAGCTGGTAGCCATTATTTCTTACCTTTCTTGGATTTGAGTTCGTCGAGCATCCGACGCCCCTCGCCGCCCGGCTTCGAGCCGATCAGGCGGATAGCCCGGCCAACGGAGCCCTGGGCCAGATCGCTGGCATTCGGGCCGGAGGTCGGCCGATAGGTCCGCCCTTGGTCGTAGCTGATGCCCGTGCGCTGCTCGCCCGGCTTCGGGTAGCTGGTGGTCGAGCCGTCTTTATTCTTCTGTACCTTTGCCATGTCGGCGTTTCCTCGTGATTCGATAATGTTGGACTGGGCCGCCTGAGCCGACATCGACTAGGCTGGCAACCTCGATGGCGCGATCAACGGTCGCACCCATGTGCATTGCCGCCAGGGCGGCCATTGCGCCGGACCCTATGGCTGAGAACTCATCGTTGACCTCGAAGGGCTCCAGGGATTGGTTGAAGTGGAGGATGCGGCCGTCGTTGGTCAGCATCATGGCATCCACTTCTTCCATGTCTGGTTCGTCCTCCAGGTCACCCTTGAGATACTTGACGAAGCGAACGCAGGCCCCATAGGAACCTGCGACCCCGACGTATCCGCCCTTCACTTTCCAGATCTTCTTTGCGCTCGCCCGGAACTCTCCGGTGAGCTGGGAGTCGGACGCAATGTCCGACCTTGTGCATACGACGGTTGTCATCGCTTGCCTCTCAGCAGGTTGGGTTGGGTTGGCTTGCGCCCGAAGACGCTGTTCTTGAACTTCTTCAGCTCGGCGTCCATAGCCTTGTCGCGGGACTCCTTGTCAGCCTTGGTCTCATCCTTGGCCATGGATTCCAGCCAGCACGCCACGGCACCAGCCAGCGCCTCGACACGGTCGTCGTGCGCCAGCGAGCCCCGGTCCCTGGTCAGGCGGGACATCTGGTAGAACAGGGAGTACTGCCGGTCTGTCTTGGGTCTCCAGGTCTGCCTCGATGACCTCCCGGAGGAACACGATGCGGTGCTGGTTCATCACAGGCTCGAGCGTGTCGATGATCCTGGCTTCCTTCTGGCCCTTCGACCAGGGCGCTTCCTCCACGCCACACCCCTTATGGATGCGATGCAGGACGGGCTTGAACAGCTCGTTGAACATGCCGCCGCCATAGTTCGGCTCGATGTAACAGCAGGAGACCTTGTGGTCCTTGGCGACGTTCGCCAGTCCCTCGAGGGTCTTCTCTCCGTACCCGTCCTTGAAGCCGCCTGAAGCGGTGCATATCAGCATACCATAGGAGTACTTCAGGACGTTGTAGCTGGTCTCGTCCGAGCCCTTGCCCGACGGGTCGATGAACATGATGGTGCCCGTGGGCTCCACCCATTCCTCGGCCGGGCTTCGGTAGATCGGCGCGTTCCAGCGGTCGCCGGACAGGCCGACCATCTCCAGGTCGTTGATCACGCAATCCGGCCCCGAGCCCCATTGGATCCTCGCGGGGTACTTGGCGCCGGCAGCCATCTGCAGGACGATCAGGTCGGCCAGCTTCAGCGGATAGCGGTCAGCGTCGGAGACGGTCGTGTCGAGCATGAACTGCAGGGCGTACCCTGAGCGACCATAGGACGCCTTACGCTCCATCAGGTCTTCCAGGGTGAAGCGGGTGTCGGTAGGCATGCCGACGCACTTCGGGTTGTCGTGGAGCGCCTTCACGATGCTGGGCGCCAAGTGAGCCCGCATGCGCATCATACGTGCGTAGTCGGGGTACTCGGAGGTCCAGGTGCGGATCACAAAGCCGCGCTCAGGCAACTGCGCGTATACCGACATCTCGGTCTGCGGCGTGCCCAGGTAAAGGATGCGGTTGACATCACGCCTCGTCGACAGGATGGCGTCGAACTCCTTGATGGCATCAGCCAGCCGGTCACGCATCAACTGCGTCAGGGAGTTCTTCGGTACCTCGATGTCGTCGGGGATAATGATGTCAGCACGCGAGCCGGTGATCTGCCCTGTGATACCAACGGCCTTCAGGCTCGGAGCCTGTGCGGGTAGGGCAGGACCGACGTCAAACATATCAGCTCGGTCGAGCTGGTCGTCCTTCGGGATCAGGTGCGCCAGCAGGGGCCATGAGAACATGACCTGCTTGACGAACTTGACGAACGCATCCGCGCGATCCTTCGACGCGGACACCACCAGGATCTTCAGCTGGGGGTCACCCAGGAGAAGCCACAGGACGAATGCAGCGGTGATCCAGCTCTTCCCGATCCCTCGGAAGGCCTGGACCATAGCACGCCTCGGGCCGTACTGAAGATAGTCGGCGATCTCGATCTGCAGAGGCGTCGGCGGAGGCAGCCCCAGGAACGCCCATAGGGCGAACAGGAAGGCTGCGAACCGAGTCTTGATTAGGTGTAGCTGCTGGATCTCCTGCGGGGTCATGTGTCACCTTAGTGTTGGTATTCCTCGGGAACCTCGCCGGGTAGCGGGATTGCCCCGAGGTCTGCCAGGGTCTTCTGCAGATCGGTCATATCCTTCTCACCGGCTGCGGCCTGGATGTTGTTGTCTTTGAGGAACTTCACCATTACGCTCAGCTCCGCCGCAGAGACTTCCCCGCTATCCAAACGGTCGAGGAAGTCCTGCGCGAGCTTTGCATGCAGGCGTCCCAGTATGTCGTTACTGGCTGCCATTGTTGTTGTCTCCTTAGCTTACAGCCAAGCTGCCGCCGCCGCTTAGGGCTGGGATGTAGATGCGGGCAACCAGCGTACTCAGCTGGGTGTTGGTCCCGTCAAAACTCTTGGCCTGCAGCAACACGTTGTTGCCACTCACCGCCAGCTGGAAGGCGCACGGGCCGTTTCCGCTAGCCACGTCGGAACCAACCACTGCAACCGTAGGTGCACCACCGGCGTAGTCGAAGTACCACCGGCTAAACCGTGCGCCGGAGCCGACGTTGTTGGTGAGGCCACCGACATTGATTTCCACAAAGCCCCGGCCATAGGATCCGCCGCCTGTATACGTCAGCGTGGCGAACGTGGCCCATGCAGCGTTGGTGATTCGATGGACGCGCTCATGGAAGAAGTTAATAGTCTCGTAGCCAACCACCTGAAGCTCACGGGCGGTCGGGTCATCAGGACTCCCTCCGCCCCCGCCGCCGCCGGAGCCCGGCCGCACTAGGGTAAATGGATTAGGCATAGAAGGTCACCACTACAGTACAAGTGCCGTTCACGCTGATGGTCTGTCCAGGCTGGACCACGCGAACGCCAGGGTTCAGCTCCGACAGTTCCGTATCGGAGTCACCAGAAGCGACCACAGCCGTGCCCGCGATGTTGACCCATACGTCAGCCGTGGCTGAGAATGAGGCGAACGCGGCGCCGACCGGGACGGTGATGGACTTCGCAGTCCCTGTAAGCACACGAGTGTGCACGTTGTCGGGGAATGGGATCGCGAAGGTATTGCGGCCGGCTCTATCTCCGGCGATGCTCATGTCTTTCATTTAAGGTATCCCTTACTTGTTCAAGAATTTCTGCAGCAGGCGTTCAAGCCCGGATGTACCGAGGCTCGCCATGATGCAGCTCAGGCCTACCAATGCGGGAAGCGGCATTGCCGGAGCGAACTGCAAGGCAAGCCCTGCAGACGCCCCAAGCGCAGCCGATGAGATGGCTCGTCCGAGGACGATCCGCCAAGTCAACACTTCAGCACTGGCGAGCAGATTGCCGATGCCGGTTATGAGGCCGGCAATAGCAACCCAAGCGATGGGATGAACCATCTCTTTGTCATACATTGTAGTTTCCTAAAGGTTATTGATAAGTGACGAGCTGGAAGTGGAAGCCCACATCAACAGCCGCGCCGGCTGCGTTCCACATATCCACATACGCAACTGAGGTGGTCTTGCCCGCGCTGGTGCCAACGGCAGCCGAAGTTGAATTAGCGGTAAGCAATAGCATCCAGTTGGTGTGCCCCAGGTTGTGCGTGATGGTGTACGTTCCAGTACCAGTCCGTGTTACACTCCAGCCGCTCGGCAGACGCGCTCCTACGCCGGCACTTGTGACGATGCCGCTATAGATCATCTGTGACTCGCCGTTCTTTGTGTAGATCGGCTGTGTCATCACAAAGTCGTACGTCGTGACATTACTGAGACGCGCGATTATCGACGGGGTCTCATCCATAATCAACTCGGCGTTTAGCACCGCTGCAGTAGTGTAATGCCGGATATTCAGAGCATTCCCTGCGGAATCATAGTACATAATGGCTCGATTGGCGCCGCCTTCGCGGAAGAACAAATAGCTTCCATAGCCAGCAGTGGCATCAAAGTAGGTTGCGACGGAAGTTGCGCTATTCACATTCAGCGAACCGGCCGCAAATGTATACCGAACCGTACCGGCAATATTGATGTAGGCGTACTGGCCGATGGTGGCACCGAGTGTCGTATTACCGGAGTCGTCAAATTGGATGTAGCCAAGCGCCGTACTGTCCGAGTCCTTATACTTTTGCAGCGTGACCGCCTTCGTCGAGTAGTTGTGCCAGAGCTTACCCTTAGCCACCCAGCTTTCGGACAGCTGGAACTCAGAGTTACTGGCGTACCCATTGATGCGGAACTGTAGTGCCTTCCCGCTGGTGCCATTGGAGAACCGAAGCTGACTGACGCCGCTGTCGCTGTCCATCCCAAGGATG